TATAATTTCATACTTTTTTTAATATTTTATACATTTTTTTATTTTGTTTAGCTAATAAAGGATATTTTGAACCACCTGAAGAAGTAGCATATTTGTAAGCTAATATTAGAACACCTACAATTAAAAGCAAAAAGACAGAACTAATAAGAATGTTTGATTCTTTTTCTATTTTGTTAATATTCTTTCCAAATTTTAACCTCATAATTTTTTTGTGGTTTTCAATTATTTGTCTATTCTCTTCGTTATTAAAAATTTGTGGATAATTTTTAAACAAATCATCATACAATTTAGCTTGTTCCTGCACATACTTAAAGTTTTCTTCACTATTTATATTATTTAATAAATAATCTTGGATTGATTCTATTTCAGGACATTTTAAAAATGCCATTATATATAATAGACAAAATTATGTATGTTTATTATGAAAAAATAATAATTTTGTTATATGAAATTGAAGCCAATAATACAATAATAGAATTACTAATATATTACGATTTTACAAAAATATTCTAAAAAAAATAAAGAATTATAATTAAGTAATTATTTATAGTTATAATTTCATACTTTTTTTAATATTTTATACATTTTTTTATTTTGTTTAGCTAATAAAGGATATTTTGAACCACCTGAAGAAGTAGCATATTTGAAAATAGATTTTGGGATATAATAAAATGTCATATAAAATGACATACAAATAAGAATCAATATAGTTATTATTTGGGATTTAATTGAGTCTGTTAGTATAAATTCAAAAAAAATATCATTAATAATTATATTGTGGTTTTCTTTTATTTTTTCTTCATCCATAATTTTATTATTAGACTTAACAAATATTAAATATTGTTCTAATATTTTGTTTAAAGATTTATCAAAAAATTTATTGTAAAAGCTTAAATTTATTTTGTCTATTATATTTTTTTGCATTTTTATTATTTTTTCATTTGTTAATTGTGTATCTGACATAGTTATTATATTAATAATATTATTATTTTTTCAATAAATATATATATAAATGAATAAATTTATTATATTCCATCCATTGTTTAATGAAAAAGAATTATACAAAATTATGTATGCTTATTATGAAAAAATAATAATTTTGTTATATGAAATTGAAGAAGATAATACAATAATAGAATTACCAATAAATTATAATTTTACAAAAATAATTTTTGAAAATGATATTGAAGAAACAACAAAAATACATAAATATGAAAAAAAAGGAGATTATATAATAAAAATATATGGAGATGTTAAAAGTTTGAATTATATGAATTATACTTATGGAATAGCAAAAATGGGATTTTTTCTTAAAGAAGTTATTGATTATGGATATTTAGAAGATTTTAATTTTGCTTATAACAGAAAATTAATAAAAGTTCCAAATTATTTGCCAGATAATGTGTATTGTTTAAAAAACATGTTTTTTTGTTGTAAAAATTTTAATTGTGATATATCAAATTGGGATGTTTCAAGAGTGACAAATATGAAAGGATTATTTTTTAATGCTCAAAGTTTTAATCAAGATATTTCAAATTGGAATGTTTCAAATGTAACAAATATGAATTCATTATTTTTAAATACTAATGAATTTAATCAAGATATATCAAAATGGGATGTATCACAAGTAACTGATATGACTGATATGTTTTTTTTTGCAAAGAATTTTAATAAAGATATATCTTCATGGAATGTATCAAATGTTGAAAATATGAACCAAATGTTTTATTATGCTAAAAAATTTAATCAAAATATTTCAAATTGGAAATGTGATAAAGTTATTAATTCAAAATTTATGTTTAATTATGCTTTAGATATGGAAGAAGAAAATAAACCATATTTATAATATATATAATGAAACTAAAAACAAAACCAAATATAATATTTGATGTAAATAATGAAATTTTAGATGAATTAAAAAAATATATTATGTTTGAACTTGATAAAGCAACAATTGAAAATTTAATAAATAATACAAAAGATTATGAATTCACAACAAAAGATAACAAAAAAATAAAATTTATTTTTCTTGGTAAAGGTGATGAAGGGACTGTTTATAAATACAATGAATACTTAGCAATTAAATTTTTTGTTTTAGAAGATAACAAAGAATTATATTTTATGAAAAAACTAAAAGAATACAAAAATATTAATACATTGAATCTTTATAAATATTTTGTTAAAGACAGTCATTTAATTACATTTATTAATAAAGCAGATGGAACAATAGATAAATGGATGAAAAATATTAAAAATGATAATGTAGATTTACAATGGTATAATATGATGGTTCAAATATTATTTGGTGTTTTATTGATACAAAATAAATTATTAATGTATCACAAAGATTTACTACATAGAAATATTTTGTATAAAAAATTAGATAATAAAATAATTATAAAATATAAAATAGATAAATTTAGTATAAGTATTGAAACAGATACAATATTTTTTATTAGTGATTTTGGAAAATCTCAATCATTATTGCCAGAATTTAAAAAATATAATACATTAGATGAAGAAATTATAAAAAAAAATATTGAATCAAATAGTGATTTAGAAGGTGTTGCTTCTATTTACAAAAAATTATTTGTTGATTATATTTATCATAATATAAATCATGAAAAATTGTATAAAATGATAGAAAATGATGAAAAAGCAAAAATATATTTGAAAGAAATTGAGGATAAAGTTGTTAAAAAAACACGAATATTAAAAAAACCAAAAGATCATATTAAATTACAAGTAACAAAAAGTTTATATAATTATTTAATAGAGAATAATTATATTGATATAGCAACAGATGAAAAAGAACAAAAAAAATTGAAAGAAATTGAAGATAAAGTTCTTAAAAACACAGAAGTAATAAAAAATCTAGAAAATTATAATAAATTACAAGTAACAAGAAGTTTATGTTATTATTTAATAGAAAATAATTATATTGATATATCAAAATATAATATAAAAATAAATATACCAAGTAAAAAAGTAAGAAAAATTTTAGAAAATTTAAATGATGAAAACAATATAATATATAAATTAAAAAAAATTAAAAAAAAAATAAAAAAAATATTTTAATTTTATAAAAACAAAATATATAAATTACTTATATATTATATATTTATGGAAAGTTGTATAGATTTACTCATTAAAATTTTACCAGAAGTAATTAAAAACGCAAACTATGAATTAACTGAATTAATGACAAATCCAGATAAAAGTTTTGAAGATACTAAAATTATTCCACAATTAAGTTATGAGACTTATTATAAAACTATAAAAAAAGAATGGGAAACAATATTAAATTCATTTATTGATTCACCAAATAAATGTTCAAATAATTTACAATCATTATTTTCTATATATGAAATGGCAAGTAAAATAAAATTAGATTTATCACTAAGTACAATACAAAATATACTTACTGGAAAAGAAAATATTACAGAAGATATCAAAAATCAAGTGTTAAATGCTGGTATTGATGCAATAAAGCAAAAAACAGAACATAAATTTGAATTTACAGAAAATTTTTTTGAAACTTTTAAAAGTTTTGGAATGATACTTTATGAAAATTGTCAATGTCAAATGATTGAAATTTTTACATTTTTTCTAAATAAATACAAAACAAAATATTTTGAAAAATATAAAAATGAAGACAGTAGTGTATTATTATCAAAATTACAAAATTTATTTGAAACTGTTAAAAATTATAAAGATTTCTTTGTTAAAAAAACGGATACTCAAGATGGTGATTCTTTATTACGTAATGAATTAGATAAACTAATTCCAAATGAGTTAGGAACAATGAAAGATTTTTTTATAAAAATTATTGAAAAATATTTTATTAATTTACATCCTATTGTGTGGTGTCAAATATATACAGCAATAATGGAAAATTTATTCAAAGATTTGCCATTAACACCAGACGAAATTTTTGCTTTTTTATCAAAACAAATATTATTAAATACAGGGCCATTTATTTTAAAATTACTACAAATGATTGTTCCTTATTTGCCAACAGAAGTAAAAAATAAATATAATATTGAAAAATTATTCTATCCATTAATGTCTATAGAAGAAGAAGTTATCCCTATTCTGAATAAAATATTAAAATTAAAAAAAAAGAGATATTATGAACTTGATGAAAAAATAAAACTTACTTATGACACAAGATATAAAATAATAGCACATTTTTCAGCATCAGTAGGTCATGTAGTTTTATTATATTGTACAAAATATAAAGTATTCATAATTGTAAAAATGATAAAACCTAAATCAATAGCACAAAATAGTTGGGAAGAACATATTCTAAAAGCTGTATTTGATCCAAAATCGTGTAATGGAATATTTGTTAGTAATATGCTTGAAGCTATAAGAAAAGAAATGAATGTTACTGGAGAAATTGAAAATATAAATAAAGGTTATGAATATTATTCAGCAACATATTTACAAGTATTTGGCGTTGATGCTAATAATGCTAGATTAACAACAGTGCAAAATGTTACTGGTATTATTAAAGAAGGTGTTTGGTTTGCTTTAGCAATGACAAAAGCAGAAGGAAAATCAGTTGCTTATTTAATTGAAAATAATTTAATTGAAAATGATTTATACCTAAAAAATAACTTATATAGATGTTTTGATATTTTAGTTTATAAATTTTTTGATGTTTTAATCAATAAAGGTTTTTTTCATGGTGATTTACATGCAGGTAATATGTTTTATGATGTTGATACAAATAAACTTACTTTAATTGATTTTGGAGCAGTTGGGTATTTAAATCTATTGGAAGGAGATAAAACATCAATTGATTTATTTAGAATAATTTTAAAAGCATCATATTATAATTATGATGAATTATTAGATTTACTAGCAAATATTTTAAATGAAAGATGTGTCTCTGATAATAATAGTATTGATATGTCAAGTGATAAATATAAAGAATTTAAAACAGAATTAATAAAATATAAATTTATAAATTTATTAAATTATAAAAAAGAGCTTAAAAAAAATAAAGATATATTTAATGAATTAATGAGTAAAACTGTATTAGATAAAGAAAAACAAAAAGAAAATAAAGATGTAATCGTATCAGAAGTAAGAAAAATACCTGACATTGATAATGATGACGTATTAGATCAACCATTAGTTTCATTTAATTATGTTATGATAAAAATTGGAAAATTTTTTGCTGAAAATAATATAAATATAGGAGTAAAATTTGCTGAGTTAAATGAATTACAAAAAGCATATACTTTACTTGAAGGAGCATTAAATAAATCTGGATATAGTTCTGCTCGTTTTGGAAATGCATTAAGCAAAGGTATAAAGAATTCACAAACATATTTTAGTGGTTTAAAACATCCAATAACTGCAGCTAGTATTTTAGTAAAACTTATACAAGAAGAAATAAAACTATCTAGCTGTCACAGAAAACTTTATGAATTATATGAAGAAAAAAAATTAGAACAATAATTTTTATATAAATAATATATATAATGTTAAATAAAATAATTATTTTATTAGTTATTATTTTAGTTTGTGTTGTAGGATATCATTTGATATTTAACACTGAAAAATTTTCTACATTGCAACAATTACAACCAACAACACCACCGCAACATTCTGGTCTTTTAGGTCTTTTAATGCCACAACAAGCAACATCACAACAATCTGGTCTTTTAGGTATTTCAATGCCACAACAAGTAACATCACAACAATCTGGTCTTTTAGGTATTTCAATGCCACAACAAGCAACATCACAACAATCTG